TCTCAACAAAAAGCCAACAGCCATCCCCTTTGATTAGGGGGGAGCTATGGCTGTTGGCTTTTTGTTGAGTCGGGCGTGTCGCGTTCACCAATTGTTCACCTAAAATTCACTTTCCCCGAAGGGACTGGGGGGACCAGGGCAAGTCCCCCCAGTAGTTCACTCAATAATTGTGTATTTCTGGTTCTTGACTTTTATTAGAATTACAGCGTCAAGTGGAATTGACCTAAACCCTTGATTATCTAAGTCCCAGACAGGTAGTAAGCCCTTTTCTACTATGTCGTATTTTAGTTCGCCACCTTTTAGGTGTTCTGCGTATTGCGTGGTTGCGTTCATAACCCTAATTTCACCTGTGGAACGCTTTACAAATTCAACAACAAAGTGTTTAGCGTTTGCTGGGTGTCTAAGGAATGACGGAATTTCTGCTTCTTTTAGTTGGTTGTTTTTCACTTTTATTTCTCCCTGTGTTTGTAGTGTGTGAGCCTTTTAGGGACTTGCTCAGGTCTCAGGTTTATCTGGTGCTTAGCGTTCCAGTTTCTACGCCTTTGATAAATTCGCCTAGTGTTTCGTGAATTAGTCTAATCTCGGCTAGTGATAGTCTGGCTCGCAATAGTTCGGTGTTGCTGTAAAGCGACTCGCCCCAGACACCAGAGAGATAAACCCAGTTATCTCTGTCTAGGTGAATTGAGTGTCCACCTTCTGCGTCGTTCCAAACTGATACAGAGATACGGCTTGTTAGGTGTGGGTCAGTCAAGTCTGTCCCTGCTGTTGTGGTTGTAGTAATTTCGCCAGATACCCAACTTTCGTTCTGTTCTACTGGGCTAGTTTCTAATTCCACCTGTAATTTCTCTTTGTTTCTCATCTTATTACCCTGTCTTAGATAACTACTTGGAACTGCCCTTTGCTGTTCTCTTGTTTATCTAATAGTCTTACTCTACTCTCTCAATAGTGAATACCCCGTGTATCTTTGGTAAACACTTGGTAAACACTTTATAACGAAATTGTTATGCGACACGCCGACTCAACAAAGGCTATTGGCAACAAGTTGCCTAATAGCCTTACATTCCCTTCGGCTATAGGATTATAGCCTAGGGAATGTTGTTGAGTTGGCGCGACACGCCCGGGCAACATCGTTATCAAAGTGTTATAGTAGGGGGCTGGTTGCCCAGCCCCCCGTTTGTTTATCTCAGGGCTTCCCAAGCCCAGACTAGAACTATCATAGCCCCGAAGGCTAGCCCTGTTAGGAATACTTCTGGGGCTGTTTGAGTAGGCATTGCGCCTAGCCCTACAAGTAGGGCGTAGATTACTAACCAAGCCCCAGCGATTACAGGGGCGATAACTACTCCAAGCAATAATCTTAGAGCGCTTCTAGTTGTCTTAGACATTTGTTTCCTTCCTTTGTAGTGTGTGGCAGTTTTGGTCAGGTCTGCCAACTGATTAGGTTATTTAGTTATAGCGTCGAAACTTTGGTAAGTTATGTCGAAGCCGTATTCGGCTGGTTCGCCGTCTATTGTGTATTCTACCCATAGCGTATCAACATTACTAGACCAGCCTAGTCCAGTGAACTCGATTCTATCGGCAGACTCGCTTACATAGTCCGCCAAGTGTTCGGCTATGTATTCGTTTACTAATTCCCTTAGTTCGATTCGACTAGGAGCGATAAAGCGCAAGTCGTAATCGTTGTCGATGATTAGTATTTCCATTGGTTTAGTTTCCATTTTGTTGCCCCTTTGTTTGTAGTTGGGGGGGAGCGATTACTCCCCCCCTGTTTGTTTGGTTAGTTTATTTCCTGTTCGGCTAACTTGATAACCTTGCTAGCGATAGAAGCCAAAGCGTTGCCCCAAGTTGTAGGGTGTCCGTCTAGTTCCTGTTTGATTAGTTCTAATACATTGTTGTAAGCAGATAGTTTGCCGTTAGCGTTTGCCTGTGCTACTAATTGCCCTAGTGTTTCATTGTTCATTGTTCTTGCCCTTTGTTTAGTGTTAGCCCTGTTGCTAACAAGATAACTCTATTACATAGCAAGGTTCTTACCTAGCATTTTAGGTAAACACTAGGTGAACATTTGGTGAACACTTTTCTCGAACACCTGTTCGAATAGGGGGGTAGGGTTAAGCGAACATCTGTTCGAAGAACCGGGCAGGCCACACTTACGACTGAAGGGTATAAATGGCAGGCAGTAGCCTAAAGGGCGGGGATGGAATTGGCGGGCTTAGCTGTTTGAGCGTTACCTGGTTGTTATCAAATCGTTACTTAACTTTTGCTGCAGGCCGTATGCTAATTAGCTAATTTAATTGATTTCCCTGGTTTTAATAGGATAATAGGAATTGATTGAAGTAGCCGTGCTAGCTGCGCCGCCGAATCTTAAGCTATGCAGTTTCCAGGTGCTTGACAAATCGCAAGAAGTATGCAAAATGCTATTAGGGGATTAAATGTTGTTGATTATGACCTATACTAAAGTAATGGAACGTGGACGTCAATTCGATAAGCCTACTCACGACCACCCGTGGCAGGCTATAAAATGGACAAACTCTAGACGAGCGAACACTGGAGACGTCAATAAGAGCGGCTTCAATACGCTAGCAGGAGCTAAGTCAAGAGCCCGCTTGTGGCTAAAGGAGTCAGGCGCAAATAAGCCGGAAACACCAAAAACAGGATTAAGTAATCACTTTAACGTCAGAATAACTAAAGATGCTAATGGTGATAATATTGTTGAAGTTCAAAAGAAATACTGCGAAAAATGTGCACCTGAAGTTGTGCATGAGGTTAAGGGCGGCGCTTACGGAGACGCGAAGTCGGAAATTTACTTTACAAGACTCAATAACAATGTTTATCCTAAGAGCGACGCTAGAAAATATACTTTACCTAATAAGCCTACTGAGACCCCACCTCCGCATAGAATGGACGTATAATGAAGCCCCGCGGACTACTTGAAGAATTCCAACATGGCCGTGCGCCGGAACTACACCAGGTGCTAGGTGTATTCACCCAAAATAATGCCGTTTTAGGGCTGAATGTTATGGACGTTCGTAGAATTAATGATAGAGTGTTCACTGGTCCAAGAGCTGCTGTACAACGGTACAGTGCTTCAGTTAATGCGGCAAACGTCGCCCAGATACCTTACGGGAGTGCACAATGATTCCAAACACACCTCAAATACACCCTAAGCCAAAGGCTGCGCCGAGCATGACCGACCTAGAGTATGAAGACGCTATGAAGAATGCTCCGGATGAGCCGATGACTAGCGAAACTCTTGAGGAAATGTACCAAGAGCACCTTAAGTCTCAAAGGCACGAAGAAGTGCATGGCAAGAAGGCAAAGAAAAGTAAGAAGTCACGTGGCCCATGGCCAGGTAACCACCCAAGCCCATTTTAAGGAAAAGTAATGGCTGAAAAGAAAAAAGCAACTGGTAAAAAGACTAGAACCCTAGCTGGCAAAACTAGCGATGGTAAGAAGGTCTATGGCCCTTTTAAGGGCTCTGCCAAGAATGGCGGACGTCCTATGATGTCTGTCGTAAATAAAGACGGTTCTCGTACATCTATCTCGGCTGCGCGCTATAAGTATGAAAAGACTCACGGCAAGCTTCCTAAGAACGTGGACGTTGACCACAAGAACAATAACCACTCTGATGATAAGTCAGGCAACCTTCGCGCTTTAGCACACGGTAAAAACACGGCAAAAGAGAACAAACGTCGTGTTGGCAAAAAAGAAAACCAAAAATAATTCGTTTTAGGTAAGAAATCTAAAGCAACTACCGGCATACTTAATAATGATGCTAAGCGCAAGCATCTTTTATTCAAACTCTAGAGAAAGTACATATCCATGGCAAACAACCTAGGTGACCTACAGGACAGCGGTACACTCGTACAAAATACCACTGCTACTGTTAACGGTGCCATTACTACAGCGAGCACAAGCGTAGTAATTGCCGCAGCAAACCCAAACATCTTCATCGGTCAGACCGTAACTGGCTTTGGTATTCCAAATGCTAACGGTATTACCGGAGCTACTAAAGTAACAGGTCTTAGCACAGACGGTAAGACTCTTACACTAAGCAACCCTGTTATCCTTGCAGACAAGACTGTTCTTACATTCTCGTCCACTTACTCACTAGTCACTTCTTCTACACTAAGCAGCGCAACATCTAACTCACAGACAGTAGCTATTACAGCTAACTCAAACGTTGCCGTTGGACAGCTTGTTGGTGTAAAGTACGCTTCAGGTGCTAGCACAGCTCCTACAGCTGCTATTTTTGTAACAGCAGTAGCAAGCTCAACTTCAATTACTGTATCTGCTCCAGTAAGCATCTCAAACAGTGAAATAATTACATTCTGGTCTCCAGCTAACGCAAATATTGCTGTTGACTTTGTATGGAAAAATCTCCCAATTCAGCCAAACGATGACCGTGCTACCGTTCCTGCTGCTAACTTTGTATCTACTGGTACTAGAGCCGTAGCAGACCTTAAAATTACAGACGCTACTAGTGATGGAGTTGTAAGCACATTTACAACTGATAAAGACCACGGTCTAGTTGCAGGTTCTGTTGTAAATACTGGTGTCTACGCTATTGGTGGCACAGTTGCTAACCCAACAGCAGGTACAACAGTAGGTGCAACAACTGCCACACCTAACACTGGTGCTAGCTCAGTTACTGCTAACACAGATAACAACACTATTACTATTACTTTTGGTACTAACCACGGTATTCTTCCAGGTCAGACCGTACACATTACAAATACAATTGCTACTTCTGCAACTAACTACACTACGCTTTATCAGGGTACTTACATTGCTCAGCCAAATACAAAGACTACATCACTTGTATTAAACGGTGGTGCTCCAATTACTGCTGCAAGAGCTGCTGGTGTCCTAAGCACAACTGGAACATCCGTTGCAATGCCTAACATTACAACTGCTGGTACAGTTACTGTTTACAACTATGATTTGAACCAAGCGGTAGTTGCTAGCGTTCCTACTACAAAAACCTTTACAGTCGTAAATCCTTTTGGTTACGCTAACTCTACTGCAGTTACTTTCAGCAGCAAGAGTGCTACCATTGAGGTTCTAGGTGACTCAAATTGGAACTACAATAACGGAGCAGTTCTAACTGGTAACGTGTCTACTACTAAGAAGCAAAGCGACCGTTTGACTTTTACTAAGACTACAGACACCCAAAGCCCATCAGTAGATAGATTTACTATCTCTAACACTATTAATGGAAACGCCTATGAAACCCCTGTTTATGACAGTCTAATTGTTGATTCAGGTTTCTATGGGTATCCTAACTTTAATACTGGTAAGTATCTAGCAACTGCTGCTCAAGCTGGTGGTTCTGTAGCTAAACCATATATTTTGGTTACAGCTTCTAACAACTTTGCTGAGACCCTAACTATCGGTACTAGCAAGGTAAACCTAAGCGGTTTCTCAAATGCATTGTTTAACATAACAGGTGCTACTGTCGTTGCCGCAACTTCAGATAACTTTGTTGTATCTGCCTCAGTTACAACTGCAACTGGTGGAAACGGCTCTACTTCACAGACTGGTGTTACGCTTACAGCTGCTAACAGTTCTATCGTAGTTGGTCAATCTGTAGTAGCTGGTGGTTCTGTAATTGGTAAGGTTGCTGCAATTAGCGGTACTGCTCTTACACTAGACACAGCTGCTTCTGTTGCAAACAGCACTTCACTTACCTTCCTAGTCCCACTAGGAACTGCTCTTTCCGGACAGAGTGCTGCTGTACAGGTTGCAAACTGGGGTGTCGCTAACTACATTGTCACTGCTGCTGCTGTTGACGCTACTACAAACACAAAGTACATCTACACTGCTCAGAACAATCTACAGCCTGGTGATTCTGTAAACATTACAGGTTTATCAGACAGCCGCTTTAATACCTCATCTGCTCAGTCTGTATCTTCTGCAACTGCAACTAGCTTTACATTGACCGGTCAGACTGCTTTAACTGGTGTAGCTCCTATCACTGGTCAGACCGGTAAGGTAGAGTACGCAAATGCTCTTTCTAACGTTGACGGAGCTTACTCATCAGGTGCGTTTGGTTATCTAGTACCTAACGTAATTGGTAAGCTTGCAGCTTTGGCTGAAGATGCTCTAAACGACCGCGGTATTGTTCCTACTAACACTGGAAACACTACTTCAGCTTCAAGTAGCGTTGCACCATCTGCTATTACTCGTTCTGTCGGTAGCAACCTTGCTATTGTAACAACTCCTACTCACAGTTTCGTAGCTGGTGATGTTGTCACATTTGCATCTGTCGATGCGTCAGTTAACGGTGACCAGGTAGTTGTAGCTGCGCCTGACAATACTACTTTGGTAATAGCCACTTCTGCAACCAGCGCTGTAGCACTAACAGGTCTAACAGGTGGTACTGTTGTGGGTAAAATTGGTTATGTACATACCCAAGCATCTGCTGCAGGTACTCGTCTAACTAGTGCCGCAATGAACTACGGTAAGTGGACTTAATAGCTAAATAGAAAAGCCCCGGTCTTTTGGCCGGGGTTTTCCTATTTAAACTGATAAACTCATATAAAAGACTTAGGATTTAATTATGGCGAATGTACATCAATCAGCTGCCGAGAATATGGCTAAAACGGATAAATATAACGGTGCCGTAGCTAAAGGTATGCTTACACAGTTAAACCTTAATAGGCTAGCTACAGAGCGAGACCGTAAGGACTTTAAAGGCGGAGGCGGTGGCCGTGCTATGACTGCAAAGCAACACCGTAATGATGTCCTTAATTATAAATACAAATCCCAAATTGATGACGCCCGTGAGCAAAATAGACATGTTCGTAATATGGAAGGCGCTACTCACGTTCACGGCTTAGGTGAAGACGCTAAAAAGAGCACTCACAAGATGTCTGAGTCTGCTAAAAGAAGTGCCCACAAACTTGAAGAAACTCGCAGAAATAACGATGTAGAGCGTACACGCACAACTTTGGGGCATGCTAAAGAGCACGGCAGCCTTGCAAGCGTAGACTTTAGTCACAAAGATGGACGTCACCAAATTACATTTGGAGCGGACCACGAAGGTTATGGCCATGGTGGACAAGGTGGAAGCAAGCAGCAAGAGCAACCTGGAGGTAGACGGTCAGGTTCTACTAAGGGTAAAGGCAAGGGTAAGGGAAGAAGCCCCCTCATTACTAGACATGTAGACTCTGATGCAGCAGCGCATGGTGAAGGTTACAGGGGCACAACTAAAACTGCACGTCAATGGCAGACAGAGGACGCAAAAGCTAAAAAAGCTGCTGCTAAACCGACTGCTAAGAAGTCTTCTGCTAAGTCTACTCGTGGAAAAAAAGCTTAAGGTAGATATACGCCGTCACGGGCCTCTAGCAAGGCGTACAGGCGCTATTACATCTACAGATACGTATGAGCTCGCAGGACGCCCTATGGGGCGTTCTAGGGAGTTTTCAGACGCTATTATGCGTGTTGGGGCAACACCTGTTTCAGGTATACCTACTCATATGAAAGAGTGGGGAAGATGGAACAGCTAAAGAGAGAAAAAGAGTTTAAAAAAGAGGCTTTATTTAGGCCTGCACAGGTACAAGATACGCGTTTCGGTGTTCGTAGAATCTTTTTGAATCAAAAAGAAAAACCGTCTGTACCTTCTTACGCTAATCCCGGCAGGGCTTATTGGGGTACCCGATAATAGGAACTCATGTCTACTGACCAATTAATTGCTTTAATTTCCGCTTTATGCGCTGTTTTAAGCCTAGGTGGAATAGTTGTTGCCCGTTTAATAAAGGGACACACTAGCGAAATAGTAAATACTCTTGTAAAAGATTATTTATCAGAATTAAAGCCAAATCACGGTTCATCGCTTAGAGACGATGTAATTTGTATTAAAAAAGACCTTGGAGAACTTAAAGTAGATTTAGCTACTTTAGAAGGCAAGTTTGACCAGCACATTGCGGAGAATGTTAATTAAATCTGGTATCATTAGTTAGCCGCTATTTAGGAGAAATATGACTTGTGATAACTGTAGTGCTGATGCACTTTATACTGTAAATCCGCCTTATCGCAATGCGATGAACTTTTGTGAAACACATATTCCAGAAGACCTAAGAGCTAGTGCTTATCAGGGTCTGTATCCAGTTCCTGGGTCAGAGAAAGTTGTGGAAGTAGTTTCTGACGACTCGCTAGACAGTTAAATGCGCATAACTCGTAAACAAGCTTATCAAGCGCATCCAGTACCTAGTCATGCGTATTATCCGCCTGAAGACCCACTAGAGCCTGAGATAACTAGGCAAACTAGCGTTTATGCCGATGATTTAAATCCACCCGAAAACGAAAGAATATTTCGTTGTAAGCACTGTAAAGATATTATGTATGAGTCAGACATACAGGAACATGAGTGTGAATAATGGCCAATAAAAGCAATAATCCCTGGAGTAATCAACGTAGAAAAGAACAGCAGGGAACTGATACTAAATATTGGTTAGACACTCTAATGTCAGATTCTCAAGATGAGTCTGATGAAGACTTTGAAATAGATGACCCAAGCCTATCTATGCCAAATATGTTGCCTACTACATCTACTAATCCAGATAAACCTAGGACTATTAAAGCTGGATTTGACTACAAAACTTTTAAGATGATTGTCGTATTTCGCGATGGGACTTGGTGGCAGTATAATGGAGTTCCAGTACAGATGTGGGAAAACTTTAAAATGGCCTCTTCTAAGGGCAAGTATCTAGCCAGTTCAGGACTAGACTCTTGGCCAGATATGGGACCGGTAGATATGGACTCCCTATCTAAAGCTCAAAGAACACAAATAAATGACATGAAGGGCTATTTGAACTACATGTATGATGCAAAATATCTAAGAACAGGTAAAAGAACGGAAGAATAAAATGAAATCAGTCGGTTCACTATACGTTGATACTATAAAACTAAAACACCCTATTACCCCAGTATTTGAATGGGGCTGGAGCCAGGAAACAGAGCACCCTTACCGCGAAAGCAAAGTATGTCTTGTATTTTGGGTGCCTTTTATCAAACGAGGCTACGCTATTGGTGTTTGGGGTAACCCTATTGATGAAGACGAAGCTTTAGGTAAAGTGCTTCGTAAACTTGATACTCCTAGTGAGGAGATTAAGAAATGGTAAGTTTTAAAAAGAAAAAGTGGGATAAGCCATTTTCTGAAAAGATTGTCAGACGAGTTAAGCGTATACCTACCTCAGACCTAACCGTATGGGCAGACCAAACCGTCTATGAGCTAAGTAGACTATTAGGCATTTATGAACGGCTAAGAACTCCGGAAGCCATGAAAGAGCTTTTATTAAGCGCAGAAGCTCTACACGCAGTAATTGACGAACTAGATAAAAGACTAAATTAGAGAATACACAGTTAATTATTTTTTTATGGTATTATTAGAAAGCCAACCTTCCTTCTCTCCCGTGTGGCACTTAGTAACCCTGAGTCATACCGGCTCAGGGTTACTTCAATTTAAGGTATAAAATGAACGACTACGATGATTTTGATGAAGTAAGCGAAGAGGAGCTTGACCCTGACTACTCTCCTGATGACGATATTTATGATGATGGTCTTGATGAGTTATCTAGAGAATTTGTAGACCAATTAATCGATAAGATTATGGTCTTTATGAAGGCCCTAGTTGGCCATGACCTGCGCCCCTATCAAAAGCCTCTGGCTCGCAGAATTATTGAATCTGTGGTTATTAATGAGGGTGAAGAAATTACCGCTCTTGCCTCACGTCAGTCGGGTAAATCTGAAACTGTAGCTGATACTGTGGCTGCGCTTATGGTTATTCTTCCACGTTTGGCTAAAATGTACCCAGACCTATTAGGCAGATTCAAAGATGGGCTATGGGTAGGTTTATTCGCTCCTGTTGAAGGCCAGGCTGAAACCCTATTTTCGCGTGTTATCTCTCGTCTCACAAGTGAGCATGCCTTGGCGGTTCTAGAAGACCCTGAGATTGATGACGAGGCTAAAAAGGTCGCTGGTGTAACTAAGCAGGTAAAGCTGCTTAAATCAAATTCTTCAGTAATGATGATGACGGCAAACCCTAGAGCTAAAATTGAATCTAAAACTTTCCACCTTATCGTTATTGATGAGTGTCAGGAAGCGGATGACTTTATCGTAGCTAAGTCAATCGGTCCTATGCTTGCGTCTACAAATGGTACTATGGTAAAAACAGGTACCCCAACCACGCATAAAAATAATTTTTATCGAGCAATCCAACTCAACAAACGCAGAGCTACCGGACGCGGAGGAAAGCAAAATCACTTCCAGTGGGACTGGCGTGATGTGGCTAAAGTTAGTGATGAATACGGTAAGTTCGTTCGCAAAGAGATGCTTCGTATTGGCGAGGACTCTGATGAATTTCAGATGGCATATAACTGTAAATGGCTTCTAGAACGCGGTATGTTCGTCTCATCCAGCGTAATGGATGACCTAGGAGATACTTCTCAAAAAATAGTAGAAGCATGGCACAGAACCCCAGTGATTGTAGGTATTGACCCTGCTCGTAAAATGGACTCTACAGTTGTCACTGTAGTCTGGGTGGACTGGGATAGGCCTGATGAATTTGGGTATTTTGACCATCGCATCCTTAATTGGCTTGAAATTCAAGGCGATGACTGGGAAGACCAATATTTTCAAATCGTAAACTTCCTAGAGAACTATAACATTCTGTATGTAGGCGTAGACGCAAACGGCGTGGGTGACGCAGTTGCTCAGCGTCTTCGTTTATTACTTCCACGTGCAGAAGTATTCTCTGTAGGAAGTAGCCAGCAAGAGCAGTCTAAACGTTGGAAGCACCTAAAAACCCTTATTGAACGTCGACTTATTGGGTGGCCCGCTCACGCCAAAACTCGAGGTCTTCGTAGATGGAAGCGTTTTTACCAGCAAATGACTGACTTGGAGATTAAGTTCCAAGGCCCTAATTTCCTTGCCCATGCTCCTGAAGAAGCCCATGCCCACGACGACTTTGCCGATAGTTTGGCTATTGCCTGTAGTTTAACCCTTGATTTAACCATGCCATCTGTAGAAGTAAGTTCTTCACCTTTTTACCAATAAATTTGGGTTTATCCTGTAAATTTTCGTAAATAGTATAAAACTTGTATAGAGGCCTCAACCTTTATTAGGAGATATTAATGTCAATTGCACCAGACCCACAGTTCCCAGAACGTGCCCCTATCACTTACGACCGTAAGATGGCTGCAGCAGTTCCTGGCCAGCGTGGCCCTCTTCGTTTTGAAGAAGGCGTCGCTACAGACACAGACGTACCAGACGAGTTTATTCTCGGAGCACAGCAGGGTTATACCCCAGCTGCTGGTCGTCCAAACCGTAATGCTGCTGTTCACACCAAGACTGCTGCCGAAACAATGAGCGAACGTGCTCACGTTGGCTCAGCTGCCTGGGTAGAAGCAACAGATTACCTAGGAGAGTTCTCAGGCGCAGCCTTTGAGGACCACGGCAAGAACGTCATTGAGGAAGTTATCCGCAATGGTGCACGCCAACAGCACCCAAACCCTGCTCAGGTTCAGGACTAGGTAAAGATTTCTTAGACTACCCTGCACATCACTGATGATGGCGTGCGGGGTGGTTTAAGGACTTTTAAGGTGGTGTATTATGGCTCTTATTAAGGGTCAAGAAGTAAAAGAGACTCCCAAACAATACCCGGCAAACCCGCGTTTGTGGAACACCATCACCGTCCAGGCAAAAACTCGTTTTGCTAAATACCCCTCTCCAGCCGCCGCTCACTGGGTACACGCTAAGTATCTACAGCTTGGTGGTAAATTTGTTGATTCTCAAAGAGAAATAGACCCGCGTATGCGTGACCGGGCGCAAGAAGCGGCTGATAAAAAAGAAGAACAGCAAAAAAACGCTATACAAAAAGACGTAAATAAAAAAGTAACTAAAAAAGTTACTAAACCAATTGCTAAATAGTACACCACTACAAAATATTATGATTTTACGGTACACTATTACTAGTAACGACCATCTACCGGAAGCCCTCTAAAGCATGTCGATTGACTTTTCCCCACCGTCATATAGAGCTGCATCCTCTGACCTTACAATTAGCATCTCCCCTTTGGGTCTTGTAGAGCTTGCTGATGAAGAATTTGAAGTCCACGGCCCACGTCTAAACCGTTACAGCCTTAACTGGGCTATGTATCTTGGTCACCACACATCTTTCCGCCGCCAAGCTGGTGAGCCTTCAATTATCCTTAATTATTACCGTGCCCTTACCGATTTTATTATTAACTTTACATTTAGCAAGGGTATTCAGTTCCGCAGCGTAAAAGCTACTGAAGCTATCGTACCCTCACTTCTAGAACGAGTTTGGGAAATTGACAACAATAAATCAACTGTCCTTTGGGAAATTGGTCAGCAGGGTGGAGTTTCTGGAGATTGCTTTATCAAGGTGGCATATGAAGAGTCCTATGAAGATTCAGCTGGAGCCGTTCATCCTGGACGTGTCCGTATTCTTCCGCTTAACTCTTCGTTCTGTTTCCCAGAGTTTCACCCTCACGACCGCGAGCGTTTAGTACGTTTTAAGCTCAAGTATCGTTTTTGGGGTACATCGCTAGAAGGAACTCGTCAGGTATACACCTATACTGAAATTCTTACTGACGACATGATTGAAGAGTACATCAATGATGAAATGATTGACTCCAGACCAAACCCTCTCGGCATTATTCCAGTAGTTCATATTGCTAACGTTCGTGTATCCGGTTCTCCTTGGGGCCTTTCTGACTGCAATGAAATGATTAGCATTAACCGTGTCTATAATGAAACTGCTACAGACATTGCAGATATTATTAACTACCACTCTGCTCCTGTTACCGTAATTATTGGTGCTAAAGCGAGCCAGCTAGAAAAGGGTGCTAATAAGGTTTGGGGCGGTCTACCAAAGGATGCTAAGGTAGAAAATCTTGAAGGCGGAGGCCAGGGCCTAAAGGGTGCCATGGAGTTCATGGATAGACTAAAGAAGGCTATGCATGAAATGACCGGTGTACCGGAATCTGCTCTTGGTCAAGCTATGCCTGTGTCTAACACTTCTGGTGTTGCGCTTTCTATTATGTTCCAGCCTTTGATGAACCGTTATCACCAGAAGATTGTTCAGTATGCTCACGGCATTGAGCGAGTTAACAGTTTGGTTCTACGTACTTTGGCTATTAAAGAACCTGAAACATTCCTGCTAAATCCAGATGTAGATACTAGACCTACCCCTGAACAGCTAGTTGAGCTTGACCCTAATGACCCTGAAACTTATCGTACTTATGTACATTTTCCTCCACCACTGCCTCTAGACAAGTTGATTCTTCTTAACGAAGTTCAATCATTGTTGTCTCTTGGTTTGCAGTCCAAAGCCGGTGCTTTGCGTGACCTTGGTGAGGAATTCCCTGAATCTAAGCTTCAGGAAATTCGTAAAGAACTTATTGATGATGCAGTTGCAGATGGTGCTCTACGCCTTGTACAGACTGAGGTTGACCAAGAAATTGCCTCACTGACAGGGCAAATGATGAGTCCTGACGGAACTACCGCTGGCGGTGGCGCAACTCCTGGAGCTGCTGCCCCTGGTCCTATGGCTGGAGCACCGGGTACACCTGGAGCAGCTGGTCCTGCTCTTGACCCAGAAACTCTGGATAATTTAAGTCTTGGCGAATCTGAACTTAGAACTCGTCTAGTAACGGAAGCTTATGGAAGTAGAATTCCACAAAGGCAAATTCCACAAGATTATGAAAAATAATTTAATTTAGCAACAAAAGCGCTTTAGAAAGCGTAAAACTTAATAGTGAAAACATAACGTGCGGCTATATGTGCTACGTGTCTTTTGACACATTCGTAAAACGCCCTAAAGAAACTAAGGATATAAATGAGTACAGCAGAATCATCACAGAATGCAGAGGCTTTTGCAGCCGAAGCAGGAGTAGCTCCAACAGTAGCAACGCCTGACGCTGATGCGTCAATTGCTACGTCAGTATCTTCATCTGAAGAACCTCAGAAAACTCGCGTCTACACAGACGAGGATTTAGCTAAGGTTCGCACTCAGGAAAAAGATAAGCTTTATCCGCAAATTGATTCACTAAAAGCAGAACTCGCAGAGATTAAGCGTCAACGCGAAGAAGAGCTTGCAGCGAAGCGTGCGGAAGAAGAGGCTCGTGCCGCTGAAGAGCGCGCAAAGGCCGAAGCTGATATGGACGTTCGTGACCTTCTAAAGCAGAAGGAATCCGAATGGCAGGAGCAATTGGAGCGTGAGCGTCAAGAACGCGAACGCGCATTTGCACTATGGGAGCGCGAAAAGAACTACGCTGAACTAACCAGTTTTAAGCAGCAATTGCTTGAGGCTGAGCGGGATAACATTATTCCCGAGTTGTTAGACCTTGTATCGGGGAATACCCCGGAAGAGGTCACCTCGAGCATTGAAGGTTTGAAAGAACGTTCAGCTCGTATCCTAGAAAGTGCTCAGCAGGCAATGCAGAACACTAGAAGGGAAATGACGGGTAGCAAGGTAACCGCGCCACCCACCGGACCATTGGATATCAATTCGGAACAACGTACGCTTACGGCTCAAGAAATTGCAGCCATGCCGATGAATGAATATGCACAATATCGTCAACGTCTTTTGAGCGATAAAGCTCGAGGACGCGGACAGGGTTTGTTCGGGAACCCATAAAACCACAAAGTCAATAATTTAACTTAGGAGCCCACACAAATGGCATCAGGTATTACGGGTACCGGCAATCTAGCTGCCGCCCCAACCTCGTACTCAGGTACAAACACACAGCTAACTCAGGCGATTCAGCAAATCTGGTCAAAGGAAATCCTTTTCCAGGCTATGCCAATTCTTCGCTTTGAGCAATTCGCAGTTAAGAAGACAGAACTAGGTGTTGCACCTGGTCTTCAGATTAACTTCCTGCGTTACAACAACCTCGGCTTTGCTTCGGCATTGGTTGAAGGTGTCCGTATGCAGACCAACGCGCTAACCGCACAACAGTTCTCAATTACTGTTTCAGAGCACGGATACGCACTTGCAGTTTCAGAGCTATTGCTAAACGCATCATTCGATGACGTTATGGCATCTGCTTCTCGTCTGCTTGGCCGTAACATGGCTCTATACCTCGACAAGCTAAGCCGCGACACTCTGTACGGTGCAACATCTCAAATCTGGGGTGAAGACCGCACTAACATGACCGCTATCACTAACGGTACTGGTAACTTCAACCAGTATGGTTATGGTACAAACGGAAACAGCAACGTCGATATGACAGGTAACTACCACTTGACTCCACGTACCGTTAAGGACGCAGTCGAGAACCTATCAACCAAGAACATTCCAAGGCTTGGAGAAACTTACGTTGCTTTCGTTCACCCTCACCAGTCACGTCGTCTACGCGACACTGCTGAGTTCATCGAAGTAACTAAGTATGCTGCTCCAGGTAACTTCATGCTAGGTGAAATCGGACGTCTATATGACACCGTATTCATCGAAACCACTCAGGTACGTAAGGTAACTAAGGGTGCAGGTACTGGTTGGTCAGCTGACACAGCAGTATCAAACCCAACTCCACTTGCTGGTGGTGGTTACCAGACTCCTGTTGAATGGATTGGTAATGGTACTAACGACCGCTACGACGCTATCTTCATTGGAGATAACGCTTTCGGTCACGCTATCTCACTTCCAGTTGAGCTTCGCGACGGTGGTATTCTAGACTTCGGTCGTGAGCACGCCCTTGCATGGTACTCAATCTTCGGTCTAGGTCTAATCACTGACCAGGCTGTAATTGTAGCCTCAACTAACTAATTGTGCTAGGGGGGTCAGAAATGGCCCCCCTTTTACAACCCCCCGCAATACCGAGACACTAATTAGGAGAATACCCCGTGGCAACACAAAAGAAACCAAGCGACTTCACTGGTCGCCAAAGAGACGCTCTTGTCGCACAGCAGCTTGAAGACCAAGCAGCTCGCGCTAATGAATTAGCTATGGCTACTGCCGAGTCTAATCGTAAGCGTGAAGATGAAGTTATCGACGCTACTAAGCCTATACAAGGTGAACCAATCGTCGTAGACGCTGTTGTAAAAAGCGAAAATAAAAAAGCTACAGTTACTATCCGAGTATCGGATAGCATTGAGGCCATGACTTTCGGTGCTGGCGAGTACTACAGCTTTTCGGCTGGTCAGAAGTACGAAGTTACTCCAGAACTTGCAGCGCATCTTGAAGCAAAGGGTTATGTATCAGCTAGATACTAAGCCTTTACAAAAACAAGCAGCGGGCCTGGTGTCCGCTGTTTCGTTTATCCAGACTTTTTATACGTTCTAAGTCATTATAGTAATGACTGCTTTTTTGTTAGGTTGGGCTTAATATGGCTACTCTTTCAGACCTTATCTCTAAGGTTCGTACTGAACTAAACGACCAAGCTCGCCAATTTACCAAAGTTTTTACTGGTGATGGTGTAACCAAAGATTTTAATACTGGCTATAAGCCAATGGATACAACTACCCTAATGGTTACCGATAATAGTACAGTTTTGGCTAATCCTACGACTTATACTGTTGAACCCCTTTATGGAGTTATTCACACAGCTACAGCCCCTGTTGCGGGACACACCTTAACTATTACTGGTAATGTATTTAGGTATTTTACTGATGACCAATTAACTTATTATGTTAATACCGCTGTCTTGCAGCACACATCTAACCGCACAGAC